AAAGTTTAGCAGCAGATGTAACTGCTGACGAAGCAAGAGCCAAGGGTTATGTTAAAGCTACTAAGAAAACAGATGAAATAATATCTCTGTTGAGACGCGTTACAATTCCAACAACTGTCTACAAAAAACAGAAGCTCGATAGAGACGATATCATAGATATCACTGATATGGAAGTTGTAGGATGGCTAAAGGCTGAAATGAGAATGATGCTAGACGAAGAACTTGCTAGAACAATTCTTATTGGCGATGGAAGAGCTGCTGAAAGTCCTGATAAAATCAATGAAACAAATATTAGACCTATCTACAAAGATGATGATACTTATTCTCATAAAGTATTGCTTTCCTCAGACAAAGATACTGCTGATATCATCGACGAAATCATCAGAGCAAGAGTATTCTATAAGGGTTCTGGAAATCCAGCGTTCTATACTTCACCAACAATACTCACAGACATGCTATTGTTAAAAGATTCTACTGGAAGAAGGATTTACAATTCCGAAGCAGAATTAGCAATGTCTCTTAGAGTATCAAAGGTTGTAGAAGTTACTCCTATGGAAGGTCTACATAGACATATAACTGATCCAGCTCCTGCTCAATTGGATTGTATTGGCATCATGGTTAATTTGAAGGATTATGTAATGGGTGCCGATAAAGGTGGAGCCATCAACATGTTCGACGATTTCGATATCGACTACAATCAATACAAATACTTGATTGAGACTAGATGTTCAGGAGCATTAGTTCAACCTAAAGCTGCTGTAGTCATCGAAAGAACTGCATCATAAAGTAGTTGAATGGAGGAATTCAAAATGGCAAAGTTTTATGGAGCAATTGGATATGCTGAAACTAGTGAGACGGCAGATGGAGTATGGACCGAGGTTATAACGGAGAGAACTTATTCTGGAGATGTTGTAAAGAATTCGAAACGTTGGCAATCAGGAGAGAATCTAACCGATAATCTAACCGTAAATAATGAAATCAGCATTATCGCAGACCCTTTTGCCTATGCGAATTTCCATACAATGAGATATATAAAGTGGATGGGGGCCTCTTGGAAAATTCTAAATATAGATATCCAGAGACCCCGTTTACGGTTAACTATAGGAGGGATCTATAATGGGGACACGACTTGAACTCCAGACACTCCTTGAAACATTATGTAGTAATGTATATTTTCAACCACCAGAAACAGTTAAGATGATTTATCCATGCATTCTCTATTCTCGTAACAAAGTAGATACAACATTTGCCGATAACTTACCTTATTCTCATACCGTAGGTTATAAAGTTACAGTGATAGATAAAGACCCAGATAGTCTAATACCTGAAAAAGTTTCAATGTTGCCAATGTGTTTATTTGATAGACACTATACTATTAATAATCTAAATCATGATGTTTATAACATCTATTATTAAAGGAGGAAACAAAAATGTCAGAAATCGTATGGGATTCAGTAGGAGAACGTTTGTATGAAACTGGTGTTAAAAATGGGGTATTATACCCACAAATTTCAGATGGTACATATCCATTAGGTGTTGCTTGGAATGGTTTAATAGCTATAAACGAAGCTCCATCGGGCGCAGAAGCTAATCCGTTATATGCTGATGATACTAAGTATCTTAATCTTATGTCGGCAGAAGAGTTTGGCGCAACAATCGAAGCTTATCATTACCCAAAAGAATTTGGAGTATGTGACGGAACTGTTGAGCTGGCTACGGGCGTAGAAATTGGTCAGCAAACAAGAAAAACGTTTGGCCTGTGCTACAAAACAGTTGTAGGTAATGACGTAGATGGCATTGACTATGGTTACAAACTTCATCTCATGTATGGTGCTTTGGCTTCACCTTCAGAAAAAGCATATGGTACAATTAACGAGTCTCCAGAAGCTAATACTTTCTCATGGGAAGCAAAGACTACTCCAGAACCCGTTAGTGGTAAGAAACCATCAGCAACAGTAGTTATCGACTCTACAAGGGTAGACTCTGGTATATTAGCAGCTATTAAATTAATATTATATGGGTCTGTAGGTGTAAATCCTCGTCTACCATCAATTAATGAGTTGGTAACATTAGTTGCAGGAGGTGTACCACCAGCAGTATCATTAACATCGATCGCTCCAGCCGATGAACTAGGAAATGTTGCAATCAACGCAAACATCGTTCTCACATTTAACAATAAAATACATAGCGAATCAGTTGTTGTTACTACTGCTGCTGGTGTTATTGTTGCGGGGAAAAAGACTTGGGATACGGCTGGAAAAGTTCTTACATTTAACCCAGATGCCGATCTTACCAATGCCGCAGTATACATCGTCACTATTGGAGGCGTAGTAGATATTTATAATCAGGCATTAGCAACAGCGGTTAAGAACTTTACTACCATAGCACTTTAATCAACTTATCCTCTTAGTGGGAGTTCTCTGAAAATGGGGGCTCCTTAATTTTTTAATCTTGAAAGGAGAAAATACCAATGTTTAAAAAGACAATTACTTACACAGACTTTGACGGTAATGAAAGAACTGAGGATTTTTACTTTAACCTAACTAAAGCCGAAGTAACCGAAATGGAACTATCGGCAAAGGGTGGTTTGGTAAAACAATTACAAAAGATCGTAGCGGAACAAGATAGTAAACGGATTGTTGAGATATTCAAAGATCTAATATTAAAAGCTTACGGTGAAAAATCCCCAGATGGAAGACGATTTGTTAAGAATGACGAAATAAGAGACTCATTCTCACAAACAGGCGCTTATAGCGATTTGTTTATGGAACTAGCAACAGATGCTGAGTTAGCCTCAACGTTTATAAACGGTATCGTACCGTCAAATCCAAATAAATAAACTTTGACATGGGAGGCTAGATAAGAATGCTAAAGATCACGATATCTACTATCGAACAATACGATGAATCACTTAACGAATTCATAGTCTCAAAAGAGCAAACATTGCAGTTAGAGCATTCTCTAGTCTCCCTATCAAAATGGGAGTCAAAATGGAACAAACCTTTCATAACTAAAACTGAAAAAACAAGGGAAGAAACTATAGAGTATATTAAATGCATGACCATAACTCAAAATGTGGATGAAGAGGTCTACAAAACGATACCTAATCAAATAATAATACAAGTTAATGAGTATATAGACTCTACAATGACAGCAACAAGACTTCCCAAACCTAATAGTCACAATAGAGAAATAATAACCTCAGAGATAATATATCATTGGATGATATCCTTAAACATTCCGTTCGAATGTCAAAAATGGCATCTTAATAGATTATTAACTCTTATAAATGTTTGTAATATTAAAAACTCACCACCTAAAAAAATGGGCAAAAGAGACGTTGCTCGTAGAAACACGGCCTTAAATGAGGAACGTACACGATCTTTATATGGTAAGGAGGGATAATATGCAACCATCTTTAAATACGCAACAACAGAATACATCGCCAACTCTGATTCCTTTACCACCTTTAAACATTCAACAACCACTCGTAAATACACAACCACCAAGCGTAAACGAAATTCTAACCGATCCAAGACACCAAATAATAAGAGATGCCGAAATACTTAAAACATTCGAACTGGCAAAGTTAACCAGAGACGAAGCAATATTAGTACTTGATAAAATTAACAATCATCAGGCTCTTCAAATTGCTTTAAATAAACTTAAACCATTCATTCATACTTAAATTGTCGTATCCATCTTTTATAGATGTTGATATAGAAAACAACATGGAGGTTTTACATTATGGGTTATGAACAGGGAGCAATTGGTGGTACACCAGTATTTTTAGGTGGAAATAACGGCGGAGGATTACTCGGCGGCGGTGGAGAAGGCGGACTTGGTGGGTTATTGCTAGGTGGGCTTCTATTCGGTCAAGGAGGTCTTGGCGGAATGTTTGGAGGTAGAAACGGAATGGGTGCTGGTATGGGTATGGGCGCTAATGGTTTTTATGGCGGTAACGTTCAGGGCGAGCAATCAGCAGGAATAACAGCATTACAGGGTCAGTTGACAGCATTAGCTAGCACTGTTAATTCAAATCAAGTTGCCAATCAAATGAGTCAATTAAATGACTCTGTAACGGACGGTATCTCTTCAATTGACTCTAACTTAAATTCAGTTTCTAGAGACCTTCTCGCAGGACAAGGAGTCATCAGCAACTCCATCACGAATAACGGATTTGCCACTCTAACCAATCTTAACGGACTTGGGAGAGACATAACGGCACAAAATAACAACATCGCCTTACAACAATTGAATAGCTTTAATCAAGTTGCAACTATGCTTAATCAAGGATTCAATGAAATGGGAAGAGATGTTAATACTGCTACAACTCAACTAATCGCACAAGGAAACGCATTGGCCGCACAAAGTGCTGCTTGTTGTTGTGAAGTTAAACAGGCAATCGCTATTGATGGTGGATTAACAAGAGCTCTCATCAACGACATTAGGATTTCAGAACTTAATGGACAGTTGACTGATGCTAAGTTATCTAATAGTAATTTGATGCAAACAAACGCTCTTACTGCAAATAATGCAGCGCAAACGAATGTGATATTGCAGCATATTGCTCCATTACTTGCTTGCGGCGGAGACAGAAGACAATCATAATAAAGGAGAATGTATCATGACCCCTAAATTATTAACCAACATCAACGCCGTCATCTCAGGCGAGTTAACGATGTCAGCAATGGAACTCAATGAAATGAATCACTGTCACGAAATGGGTTTTCAAGGCTTTAAAAGATTTCACAGGTTCTACGCTATGGATAGACAAAGACATGCTTTGATGTTATCTAACTTTGTAGTTGAATATCATCATGTAACGCCAGTAATATCAGTTTCATATAATAGCGCAAACACGACATCTAGTTCTTTACTAGAGGCAATGCAGAGAATGCATGACCTATCAGTTAATCATTTGGAACTTCTAAAATCCACGGCTAAAATGGCCATAGATGAAGGTGAAGATTTGTTAATGGGTATGTTGGAAAAACTCTTAAGAGACGAATCGTGCGAGGTTGCTAGGTATTACAGAGAAGTTAAAGACCTTACATATACAAATAGCGATAGAAGTTACGTTTTATTACGTAGTGACAAATTGCACACTAAGTATAAAGATAAAGAAAAAGAGTATTTTAACTATCAGGATAAGGGGTAATCAAAATGGAAGTGACTTACAAGAAGGTAATGGACGGGATTAAGATATCCCTAGACCAAGCAACAGTGATATTTACCATGTGTGATCTAGTGTATAAAACATTAGCCCCACAAGGAACTATGTCACCAGAACAACTATCGGCATATGAAGAATTGAAACGAGTACTAAATGAAGTTGTATGATTATAACATAAATTTTTCAAAAGGACTCTCCAAAGAGTTCTTTTCTCTTTTTAAAGTGTATGTGTTGACCAAACGATATTACCCATATAAGTATATCAAATGGATAAAAAGTTATTAGATCTATGTATACTTTAAAAAGAGAAAAGGAATGATAAAGAACTTACTATTAGAAATCCATTAAATAATAAGGAGGATTAGTAAATGATAAGTTTTAAACATTCAGGAAGTTTCAATAAAACCGATAAATTTTTTAAAAGGGTATTATTCTCCGATTATTTACATATATTTAATAAATACGGAGTGATAGGTGTGAATGCACTTTCCTCCGTAACTCCCCTAGATACTGGCAAAACAGCAAATTCGTGGGGATATAAAATTCAAAGAAGTAATAAAGGCGTCTTAATAACGTGGACAAATTCAAACATAGTTGATGGAATACCCGTAGTGATACTTCTCCAATATGGACATGTCGGTAAAAATGGGGGATACATCCAAGGATTAGACTTCATAAATCCAATAATGAAACCTATTTTTAATAAAATTATAGACGATATATGGAAGGAGGTAACATTGCTATGAGTACAGTTGATCAACGAATCGTCGATATGCGATTTAACAACCAACAATTTGAAAGCGGTATAAAATCAAGTATTGGCTCGCTAGATAACTTAAAAAATAGTCTTAAATTAGAAGAGGCGGCAAAAGGACTATCTAATCTAAATAAAACAGCTAAAGACGTTTCTCTATCTACTATGGCGTCAGGAATAGATTCTATTGCTAGTAAGTTTAATTCGCTTGGGATTATTGGTTTAACCATAATACAAAGACTCACCAACGCAGCAATAGATTTTGGTACTAAGATGGGAAAAGCCTTCACCATAGACCCTCTATCACAGGGTTTTGACGAGTATGAAATAAAAATGAACTCTATACAAACATTTCTATCTAATACGGCCGATAAAGGAACTACTCTAGATGATGTTAATAAGTCACTAGCCGAGCTTAATGAGTACGCAGACAAGACAATATATAACTTTGCTCAGATGACAGATAATGCAGCTAAATTTACTGCTGCTGGATTAGATCTTAAAGATGCAGTAACAAATACAAAAGGTTTAGCCAACATAGCTGCTGGATTTGGTGTCGATGCTACTAAAATGGCAGCCGCAACTTACCAAATGACTCAGGCGTTACAAAATGGAGTTATAAAACTCCAAGATTGGAATTCGATGACTCAAGCGGGTATGGGGGGTCAGAGTTTACAAAAAGAGTTAACCAAAACCGCCAAATCGCTTGGTATAGTTACGTACGACACCTTATCTTTTAGAGATAGTTTGGAAAAAGGGTGGTTAACTGCCGAAGTATTTACTAAAACAATGGCTAGAATGGCTGAAGATCCAGCATTATTAAAAGCTGCTACAAACGTAACCACCTTTACTAAAATGATAGGCGTAATGAAAGAATCTCTAGCTTCTGGATGGGCTACGTCATGGGAAAAGATACTAGGTGGAGCAGAAGACTCAAAAAATATATGGACGTCGCTATACAACGCGTTTACTGACGTAGTTACTGCCTCTGCTAATATGCGAAATAATATGTTAGAAGTGTGGGCTACTAGTGGTGGACGTTCTGATTTAATCATGGGGATAGCTAATACGTTTTTATTCTTAGGGAAAGTATTAGGCTCAGTACAAGACGCTTTCGGAAAAATATTCCCACCAATAACTAGTGCTACGTTAATAATGCTTTCTAAGAAGTTTAAAGAGTTAACGGAGTGGTTTATAATTAGTGATAGTACCGCTGATAAACTCAGTAGGACTTTTCAGGGCGTATTTGCTATATTTAGCATAGGCAAACAAGCACTATCAGCTATTGGTAACAGTCTAAGTTCAATGCTTAACTATTTACTCCCAGCTAGTGATGGGTTTTTATCCTTCACCGCCTATATTGGAGATTTTATAGTAGCCATTGACTCAGCATTAAAATCCTCAGATTCCTTTAACAAGTTTATGGGAAAAATAGAAGCTATTCTAACACCAATAGGTAACATTATCAAAATGGTAACATCTAGAATTCTTGGAATGGCATCGTCTATATCTTTTTTTGGAGACAGTACAACAGGAGTAGAGGGTATATTTGATAAGTTATTAAATTTTCTTGGAGACGTATCTAGTAAAATAGAAGTTGCTGTATCGAAAATATTTACAAGTATTGCCGACGGGTTTAATAATAGTAACTATCAAGACCTATTAGGCATTTTAAATACAGGAATCCTAGCTACTATATTTGTAGGTATTAGAAACTTTATAAATACGATAAAGGACAACGTTA